CATCGCGCTTGCGAACCTTGCCGGTGTCTCGATCAATCTTGGCAAAGTTAGTTTTCATAACTTCTTTCCAAGCACCTTCGGCATCTGCGCCCATACTGTGTAATGCACCAATAGTAACAACCAAAATGTCGATAAGTGCATCAACAGTTTCGACTTGGTCGTGTGCTGTGATTGCATCAGCCAATTCGTTGGCTTCTTCTTCAATCAATGTAACATACAAATTAAATTGATCTTTGTTAAACTCGTTGACACTTTGGTCGCAAGCTCGCATAAACTTTTCTTGATCACGAAAGGGATTGGTCACGTGCCTGCTCCTTGGTGTAAAATGGTCCTTGATACTTGTAGCGCTCGAGCGCAATCAGCTTGGGATTGCGCACAACTTTCCATGAGCGATGTTGTTTTACTGTGTACCATCCGGCTGCAAACCACGACTTGGATTTTTCTTGTTTGGTAAACAGTGGCAATTTCAGTCGCACATTCCACAATCCATTATATGTCTTGCATCCAGTTTCGTATCCGTGAACTGAATCATTAGGCGGCGGCGTAACTGTCTCGGACGGTTCAAAAGTAATGTCAATCACTTCTCTAACCATGGGCATGGTCTTGTAGCTAGATACTTGATTTTGTATTTTTACAACATAGCCATCGGCACTGGCTTCAATGTTACCAATCTTTTGATTGTTTTGTTTGAGAATCCAATATTGATTGTCAATTACTGGTTTTGCTACGATCATGTTAATGCTCCTTAATTAATTTTGTCTAACTGTGAAGTCACAAACTTATACAAGTTTGGACCTAGCTGCCATCTTGCTTGCTCTAGTTCGGGCTTTAGTTCTTGATAAATGTCTTTGCAATTTTTGATCAAATCTCGATTCAACTCAATCATTGCCTCAAGTCGCTGTGTATGGTCTAACACACCATCAAACTCTAAGTTTGCATAGCGCCTAATATCTATATCATAAAATCTTTGTATACTGCTCATTACATACTGACGACCGTAGATTAAAAATAGTTTGCCCAATAGTGGCGGCCAAACATGCTTGTCGTTCAATTGGAATATACCAAAGCCTGAATCGGTATTGATTATCAATGGGACATTAACAAATACTGGTTCAAGATCCATCCAGTTCTCAACGTTACCACTAGCCCATGTATTGCCGTATTGTGTATTTGCTTGTGTTTTTCCATTGGTATTATTTAATTTTGGATATAGTGTGACTGGATTAGTAGTTGACCAGGCGGAATGCGCCTTGGGATAATCTTTTGGATATGCAACAGTTATCATGCCATATTGCAACAAATCTTCTGTGCAGAGTTTTTGTCCTAGATCATACTTGTGCGGTTCATATCTTCCTAACATGCACAAATAGTTGTGATTCATTGATGTGTCTAGTGCCGGTGGTTTGTGTAGTTCTGTGTATGCTATACAATCGTTGAGCGCAAGCCACGGTATCTCGATACATTTTATACTAAGACCGCGATAGTCATGCCATTCTTCCAATCGGTCAATTTGCGTAACCCACCAAACTGGATCGTTGCCATAGCTGTTTAACAAATCAAACAAGGACTGATTGTGCGGCCACATCCAGTCTTCATCATACACAATAATAGCAACTTTTTTATTGTTTGCTAATGCAGTATCAATACTAGATTTAAGCCAGTCAAAATTGGTATCATTGATAGAATGTTTAGTACAATCAACCAATGGAATTAGTTTGATTTCTGGACAGTGATATTCGATCATACCCAAAGTATGATATCCATCAATCATAGCATAATTCTGTTGCACCAACTGTGTATACACAGGCCAATTAGTCACTGAGTGCGCCCTTGTATGTTTGATTCAGCCAACGACCAATTGGCTCTGCTTGATCACTTAGCTTGGTAAGTTCATACTTGCCACAGAACTTGAGAAAATGTGCGCCTACCATGCCTATGTCTTTGTTACTGATTTGTTCACAGATTACTGTGTCTACTACATCTTTAATGTCTTGTGGTTGTGCAGTGAGATCAATCAGTGTGACATTGCGTTCGTAGTCGTCAAGCACCTTGTGCTCTTTTTCTTCGTGGTCAGTCCAACGTTGCAACATGAGATTGTTCCAATTGTATCCTTTTTTGTTGCGATCTTCAAATGCTTCTGTAATACCCACACGATTCTTTGTGCCTTTAACTGGAGCGCCAGGGTACGCCGAGAATACGTTATCACCGGGATCACCGCGTACACATTTCAAGAACAGCACCCATTTCTGATAGTCAGTTGGAGCCACAAAGCTCCGGTCGGCTTTGCCTACTTTGATCTTTGAATTGCTTTCGATTGTAAAACTCAATTGGTTGCCTTTGGCATCTGTTACGCCATCAACACTGAACAGGTGATCGTTTATGCCATTGTACAATTGCACATTTGGTGCAACCAACTGAACGAAGTCTGAATCACTGCTGACAATAATATGTTCATCTTGGGGGTGTAGTGCAATCCAGCGGCCTATGATATCGTCCGCTTCTGCTGTTGCGCAACGGATCACGCTACAATTTGTTTTCTCAGACAAGTATTTAGTCAGCTCATCATAGGTTTCCCAAAACAGCTTGTCCTCTTCTGCTTCTGTTTCGCTCATGGCACCACGAGCTACAGCGCGATTGGCTTTGTAGGGTTTGTAGTAATCCTTGCGCCAACTACGCCCTTCTAGTGCGAAAACCACGTGATCCACACCAAATCGTCTGGCTACCTTGTTGGCACTCATCATAGTTAGATGTAGTGCAAAGCCCAATTTAGTCCATGTATCACTAGCCCTGTGCGCCGAATGGCGGGCACGGAAGAACATGTTAGCAGTGTCAATCAGTAGATATTTCATCAAAGCGGTCCAGAAGTTTGTGTTGCTTTAAGTATTGTAACACATATTCTGACCAAAATCTATGGCCATTGGCGCCAAAGTGATAACTTTTGGGATTCACATGTTCGAATCCGTTGTTTTTTAGTATGGCATTCCAACTGTGATCTCTTGAGTAAGGTTGGATGTAGTGATTTTGCCAATCTCTTTGATTTGGCATATCACTGAATGTGCTGTTACCGCTGTAGAAAAGATGCCGAACATTGAGGTCTTTTAGTCGGCAATGTAGGTGCCAGATTTTGTTATGCCATTCATCTGTTTTTTGAGTCCAATTCACATCCAAAATGTACTGACGATATCTAGCTTCAAGTTCTGGCGGCACCATGTCTACACCACTGGCATTTACTTGATAGTGCCGGCCTTCGAACACCCATTCTTCTCGTTCCCATGTGGTCCATTGAATCACCATCACTGTGTCATACAAACGGCTATAATTGTTATGAATCCAATCTGTAGTAGTGCGCAGTATACGATCATTGCTAGCCGCTGTTTCGGCGTCACAGTAAAATTCAGTGTTGAGCATTCGGCTCAAGTGGCGACCCCAACTGGCTTCTAAGTTGATTGGATGAGGCCTACGGTCAATACCATATCTACCATCGTCTACAGCAAATACATCAGGCACTACTGCTTCTGCAGCCGCTGTGTGGCTGCAACCATTTACATACAATATCATTTCTGTAGCAATACTTTTTCTGTTTCCGCAGCTACCACACGCTTGCGTAGGCTTGAGCTTGAGAACGAATGATCTCGGCCGTTGAACACAATTTCAATGTTACGCATATAACATTCTTCCTGTCCCGAAAATTCACTGTGTTCGTATTCTACACCAAGCACACGAACATCAACAGGCAGAATTAGTAGAAGGTCACGTAGATCCTGTTCGGTTTGGTACACAACAACTTCATCAACGTAACGGCATGCAGAAAGCTGTATCTGTCTCTCCACAATACTTTGTATCGGACGATTCTTAGTCTCAGGCCTATCGATAGTTGGGTCCGTTTGGAGCCCGCAGATGAGGTAGTCACAGTGATTCTTGGCTTCCGAGAGCATGGCAATGTGGCCCGCGTGGAGCATGTCAAAGGTTGAGAAAGTGATGCCAATTCGTTTGCCTTCTTTCTTTAGTTGTTTAATGTGATTGAATATCATTCTTCGTATGCCGGGTTGGGAAAATCTAGTTCAAATACATGCCACTTGGGCTTGTTGTTTCCTGATGTTGTATCTTTAAGCACTTCCATTGTGCGATTTTGTTCTGCTTCTTGTAGGCTAGGATAAAATCCAATACCAAGGCTTGCTGAGGCACTGCTGCCACTACCAGCGGCTGTAAATGACATACCAGTTTGTTTAATCAGTTGATATACTTTAATAGTCTTGGGCGGCTTGATTGATTCCATTAGCCTATTTCACTCCGTCCGTCTCCGAGATCACGTTTCTGCACATACATGCCAGAATTTTTAATTGCTTGT